TCCGCGTCGATAGACGAACTGTTTGTGAACATAGCCAGCTTAAATGTATCCGCTGCTATGGAACTACCATCTCCACGAGAATGTGAGGTCCAAAAATGGATTCCCGCGTTTATCTCTCTTTTGTAAGTACCGCAAATACCAGATGTTCCTACAGCCATTACAGCCTCCGTATAATTTCTGCCATATCAGAATGGCCTTGTTGTGTTAGCAAGGCCCACATTGTGGTCCTCTCGCTTTGACACATCCTATTCATATAAAAGACTAGCACTTCTTTCAAACGTTGTCTGTGCGCGTAGGCTTGTTCTCGTATAACAGGAGGGGCACTATCCGAGACAGACATAATCTTGTTCAAGGCCATCTCTGCCATCTGTTCAGGGGAATGCCCCTTATTATTACTGGTAAACACCAACGCATCACCCACCTCACCTGCGCCGACCGCATCAGACATTAGGTAACGTCCCTCCTAACACGATCATCCCTGTATTGATCCCGCGTTTGTTTTCCCTCACCCAGATTCTTTAGCCACTGGATAGCCTCCAGGAGACGCTCCGTGTACTGCTTTAAGAGGTCCGGTTCACCTTTAAGGAAAGTGTAAGCCTCTACCAAGGAACCGTACAGGAGGGCCAGTTCGGCATTGTTGCCCAACCAAGTAGTCCCATCCGAGGACGTTGTTATGGAGACTGGCCTGTAGAAGTAGTGCAGCTCCATAGTGAAATTGTCGTTTGGTGTGGGGGCTAGGAGGAAGGTGGCCTCATCCCAGTCGGCGTAATACTTAGGGACACCCGTGGTCGCGGGGTCAGGGGTGTAGTCCTGTAGCATGGTAGCCTGCTTATAGATCAGGAACTCCTTGCTGGAAGAATTAATTACACTTAATGAGTTCTGGGATAAGAAGTCCGTGGGTTTCTGCAAGTACGCCGTCCCCTGGGAGGCGGTCCCTTGGGAGGACTTCCGGAACACATCCAACTGGCACGCCTTCAGGATCCGCTCTTCCGCGTTCAGGATGAACCGCGGGAGCTGACTAACAAACGTGGCCTCGGTGCTCTGGACGTAGTCCTGTATGGCCGTCTTCAACGTGGTGTAGGTGTATGCCATATTAAAAACTCATTTCGTGATGCTAACCGGTCCTGCGGTGGCAAAGGAACCGCCACCCGACACGCTACCTGTGGTGGCGGTGCCGCTACTCGCAGTAAACGTGTAAAAACAAGACTCAAAGTTAGTACTTAGATCCCCAGCTATAACAGTTACTGAATAACCAGAGGAAGATTCCAGAATGCCCCCAGTGAACCCGTCAAAGCTCTCCACATCCCTAAACCTGACCACATCTCCCGTGGCTCGACCATTACCAGGCTCAAAGACAGTGATGACAGCGGACCCACTAGCAGAAGAAGTAAAAGCATCAGATGGTAAAAGAACTTCTACCGCAGGTTCCGACCTATCCGGCCTTGGATCCCGAAGAGCTTGCGGATCGGCTGAAGTCTTCACGATCATTAACTGCGGCGACTTGGCCTCCCACTCGTTCTTTCCCACAAGCATCCCGTTCCATTCCTTCCGCATATCTCGGAGACGGTACGCAGTGCCGGAACGATCTGAGATGCCTTTGGCATGTTTATTTGATGCATATCTAGCCATTATGAGGTCGCGCTAAGATAATTGTACGATGGAATAATACTGAAGCTCGCCCTGTCCCTGTCTTCCTCGGCGGCTCTAGTGAACTCCTCCTCATAAATAGACTTCAGTAGCTGCGTGCGTTCCGGTGCTATCTTTAAAGACAGATAGTAGGCAAGGCCCGCTGCTAGGCAAGGGTAAAATCGGAATGGAACCTCAACCGTGTCTACCGAGGCGTCCGCGTCATCAATCCGGAGGAGACGGTCGTATATAAAGATATCGGTGCTGTTTTCCGGGGTGGGCCATATCCTAACAACAGGTGTGATCTGACGATCCACATAGAACTGCGTCGGCCTCCCCGTGGTCGTCTTATTAGGTATACTCAGAAAGTCCTCACGGCTCACCCTACTTATAGAGATGTCGGTGCCGCTGCGGCGCACCACAGAAGACAGGATATCTATTGTCCCCCGGACATCCGCAATGCTTGGGTCTGCCGAGATGGTTGTGGTGACACCGGATTCATCGCTCGCGGAACTGGATATTGTTTCCCCGGCGGTGAAGGCACCGCTGGGTATGCTAAGAGTGATTGTGGTGGAACTGGGCTTGGTTAGAATGACGGCGGTAGACGCGCTGAGTTGTCCCGTAATAGTGTTACCGACAACCAGGTCGGCGGAGGAACCCACAGTAGCTGTTATTGTCCCCGCGGGGTATTCGGCCAGACCGGAGACGACGGTCTGGCTGACCTGATTTATGGTCCACCTGTTTAGACCCCGATTGGCCCAGTCCGCGAAGAGGAAATTCAGCGAACGACGGGAGGTGACCGCATCGTAACCAGTCCTGAACTCAGAACCACAACGCTCAAACGCCTCCTCGACGTAATCGGCTACATTAGGCTCAAAGTCCTTTGATCCAGAAACCGCCATTAAACGAAAAACCTTTCACGTTAGCCCCAAAGAGCCGCCTGTAGAGCAATCCCTAACTGTCCCAGTACCAGGAAACCCACTGCCCACAATATCTTATGGACCCAGTCCACTGACTTCTGTATGTGGTACAGGTCATTTGTCTTGATCGTGTCCAGCTTCTGCCCCAGTAGTTTCAACTCCCCACGAAGTTCTAGTATATCTAACTCATTCTTGCGCCCTAGATCCTCCGGCATGCTCCCGAGACCTACGAGTAGTCTTTTAAGCAGTGCAGGACTATCGAGTAGGTGTCGCCACTGCTATGACCCACCGTCGTAAGCTGGATATCCCCTGTATTACCGCCAGAGGCCGCAACATTAGGGAGACCGCTCATGTCGGAGTAGTCGAGCGTGTCCGAATAATCCGCCGGGAGTTCCGCCGCGATGACATCTGTGGAGGCATCCCAGAGGAGCTTGACCCCCATTCCTACATTGGAGAATGTGATCTTCTCGATGCGGACCCCAGTGCATGCCGTCCCGTCTTGCAAAGCCGCCAGTGCGGACACGTCTACCTTAACAACAGCAGACTCTCCGGTCCCGTCGCTTGTGTTTGTGCAGTAGATAACGGCTTTCTTAGGCCCGTCCTGCACGGTTGTAGCAGTTACAGCATCAGCCATTATAGTCTCCTCTCAGGAAGAGAGGGGATGCGCCCCTCTCCCTATGCTTTATGCAATCTGCACGTATTCAATAATGAATGTGAAGGAGCCATCCGTTGTCGAATTAACGGTATTGGTGATGTTGCAGTAGATGGTTCTTTCGGCAGAAGTGTACTGAACCGAAACTGGAGCGGTCGTACCGCTTTCCGTCTGAAGCACCAGCGAAGGCAGGGTTACGTTCCCGACAACAACAGTAGTACCCCCATCAAGAATCTGATCTGTAACCGCAGCTACGATCTGGGCACCAGAACTGGAGGTGCCAACCTCGTAGCCAATATCACCAGTCCCAATTACAGGAGCGGTTGCACAGAATATCTTGATATTGGTTATGATGGTATTGGCTGGTTGTGTGAACTCACCAATGGCGGGGCTGTCGCCCGCCGTGCTGTTGACGGTAACGCCTGTAGCATACCCAACATGCTTAATATACTTGTTGGTGAAGATACCGGTGGAGGCTACCGAGGAAGTCTCGGTAACGGCTCCCGTTACAGAAGCAACATTAATTACCTTAAACCCGTTTTCCGAACGGACGGGACCGTTGAAAGTGCTGTTCGCCACCTGTCTTACTCCTTACGAGAGATGGGCCCTAGTGTCTTCGTAAGCGTCTGCTGGGACAGTCGCTAGGGCTATGATTCCCAGAAAAAAGTTTGGGGGGGCGTGTACCCCCCCAAGTCTTAGTCTTATGCGGCTCCGGGGGAGCCGAAGATGCCGCGAGGATCGGACCAACCAAACGCATAGCGTTCTCGGGCCTTGTACCTCACATTACCTGTGTCGAAGTCGCCTTCCATAGAAGTCCTTACGGATGTCCGGTTAAAACCTTTCAGTCCGTTTGGCGCATCCGTCATAATGAAAAACGCATCCGTGTCGTTGAGGAAGTGGTTAACGGCGTAACCTTCCGGAAGCATTCCCATGTTCCGAATGGCATTAACATCGTTATCCGAGCTGCCTGGTCTCAAAGTGGACTCAAGGAGACGATCCGCTGTGAACTGAAGTTCCTTCGGAACAATCATCTTCATACCACGAACTGCTACTTTAAGACCTCGCTCATCAACAAATCCCGCAATGTCAATCAAAGCCTGCTCAAGACTGGTCTCGTTGAGATCAGCCGCTGTTGCAAGCTCGTTGCGGAAAGTATTACCCGTCACAAGAGGATGGTCAGTGGCACAAAGCTCTATCCCATCGCCGCCTGTGTAGGTGCTGTCAAAGGCATTGTTAAGAACCGCGGCGGCCTTAACCTGTTTCGTTTGACTCATGCTACGAGCAAGAGCCTTCGTGTACCGGCTAGCTAGACGGTCATAAAGGTTATCCTCGACAGCCTCTTCCGTGATTGAGAAAGCAAGGGCAATTGTTTCCATCGTATAACGAGCAGTATAAGCTTCCTGCGCGTCATCGAAGGACACTGCGCTGCCTTCGCCTTTCGTCGGTGCTGCTCCGAAACCACTGAGCATCACTTCTTCTTCAAAAGCACGATCGGAACTTTCCATAGAAAAGATACCTTCGTGCTCACGATCATATTGATCGTATTCCATTCCGAACAATGCGTTCAGGCCGGGTTCCAACTCTTTTACGAGCTGTGCTCTACTGATAGCCATTTTTCAAACCCTCCTATACGCCAGTAGTTGAAACGGTACCAGCAGCAATGGAACCCGTGGGTGCATTAAAGCTGTTGTTCAACCTAACAATTGCGCCGATCCCGGCAGCCGTAAAATCCTCGTTAAGAGAATCTTCCACCCAGCCCATGACCCTAAGAGTCAAGCTGTTGGTGGTCGCCAAGGTACTAATAGCCAGACGGCCCAGAGAGACACCCGTAGTGTCGGTCCCAGTGACACCCGTAGACGTACTAGCATTCAAGAACACACTTGCGCGTGCCGTTGCTTTGCTCGTCCACGTAGCGTCGGTCGCAACTACATACAACTGACTTGGGTCATCGTTGACAAAGGCTTTGACCGGATGGTTACTATCCGCTCCGGATCCTGGCCAGTAATTGCTCCAGGTTGGTTTTCCAGTGACACTGGAGACATACTCGCAACCTTGAAATACGCCCAAGGCACTAACAGTTCCACCAGCGGCATTACTTGTGTGGTCGATGTAACCCGAAGCTAGGGGTATAACGATCTGCCCGTGGTAGATTTTGCCAGTGTTGTCTGAGGCAATCTCATACGAAGTATACCCCGTAAGGCCGGTGGAATTGGCTCCTCCACCCAGCTTACTGAGCGGACGGAGGCCAAAGCTCCCGTTAGTATTCGCCATTTCTCTTGCTCCTTAAAGCAATGGGGTTAAAACAATGGCCCCCTGAGTCCTTAGACCTTGGGGCCTCCGAAGGTAACACGCGATTGGCGTTCAGGTTTCTGAATCGCCATCGAATGGTGCTGGGTCTCTTTCATAAGATCATTGTCCACGGCCTGCATCGCATCTTCACTCATTTGATTGAAGTACGCTTTGCGCTCGTCAACAATTTCCAACGGAATACGAGCCAGCAACAAACCTCCCACGCCAAATACTCCTTCGTACTTGCCACTCTCCAAGGTAGGTGCCTCGAAGTCTGGGTACTCCTCCTTCCGCACTAACTCCCACCCTTCTCTTATGCGGGCAGAGATATTCTTGCGGTCGTCAAAGCCTCGAACTTCGGAACGAATCCACCTGTGAACGTAGCCTTCTGGCGGGTCGGGCGCATCCAATAAGGATGGGGGTCTCCAAGGTTGCCTGCGGGGTTTAGCCGCGTGGGTCTTAGAGGCGCGGGGAGCCCGATCGATCATCTCTTCAGACATCACCTTCTCCTAGCGTTTGTGTTTCGCGTACTGATCCAGAGGAACTCCGAGTTTTTTTGCAATAGCAACTTCGCTTGGAGATAACCGAACTGTTTTGCGCCCGGAAGAACCGGAGCGAGTGGCAGAGGCTACAGACTGTTGTGGCCTGCGGCTAGCTGTGGTCGAGGACCCTCCATTAAACTTGTGTGGAAAGGCCTCTCTTATTCGTGCGTCCACCTCATCGTAGTACTCAGAGGTATCCGTGTCAAAGCCTTCTTCCTCCACAAGTCTCTTGTGAATACCGAAGGCAGCAAAGGTCATAGCCTCGTCTTCGCCAAACCACGCGTTGCGGTTGGCCCATGAGACTGCCTCGGGGTCCGGTCTTACGGGGGGGGCAACTCTTCTGTCCCCATTGACCTGCTGCTGTTGCGCTTGCGGTTGCTGCGCTTGTTGTTGCTGCGCTTGTTGTTGCTGCGCTTGTTGTTGTTTGGCGTTTCTAACACGCTCTTCCTCAATAGCCAACCGCGCCATCTTCTTGTTCAGTTCCA